ATTTTTTTTTACCGTTATCCTTGTATGTGCCATCCCACACGTTGGTAGAATAGTAACCATCTTTTCCTTTTCTAAATTTAGCTGTTGCCATTGTATCACTCCTTTTTTTAATAATCAAAATCACAAAATGGGTACAAAAATAACAGCCATGCAAGAGTAGTTTTTATAACATTGCAAAATAATATGAATGTGTTACAATAGATATGGAATTTTCTATATTAAAATTTTACGATGTTATGGAAAAGGGCTACCGTTCTTTTTAGTCTTCTAACGGTGGCTCTTTTTTGCGTTCTTGCATAACTGATGTAGTCATGATACAATATAGGTGTTTGGCTGTACTATCTTGTATGATAACTACCTTGTATTTATATTAGATAGTGCTTAGGACTGTACCTATTTGGGCGTGGTACGGTCCTTTTTTTATTGTTTAAAAGTCATATTTTGTCCAGTAACCATTGTTACTATAAGTGAAAGATGCAACGTTATTTGGAATTAAAAATGCTGCATACATCTTACTGCTACCACCGTTATATAATTTAATTTCTGAACGGTCGTATTCCCAATCAATATAAAGGGCAGATACGCCACCTAAGTTTTGTGTGGCTGATGAATTATAGAAACAATATGGATTCAATATATCAGAACCATCTAAAAAATACTTGTCATATCCGCTGATCGCAGATACATCAAACGTGAAAAGCACAAGGTTTGTGTTAGGGTTGTTAGATAATTCTTCCTGTTCAAATTCTCCCCATTTCCCGAATGATTTCAATAAATTTATAGCATCGTTTCCTTTGCGTACTTCGTTTAATTTAAAATAATATACAGAACCATAATTATTTATCGTAACACCGTTTCTTGGGTTATAAGGATTTGTTCTGCTACCTAAAGGATTAGCAGGAACTGTTTTGGTTGGTTTTGTTGTATTCTGAGTTTTCTTTTTATTCTTCACAGTTACTTTGCATTTATATTTTTTCTTTCCAATCTTTGCTGTGATAGTAGCACGTCCTGCCTTTTTAGCAACGACTTTTCCTTTTTTAGAAACTGTTGCAACTGATTTTTTACTACTTGACCATTTAGGTTTTTTCTTTGTGCCTTTTACCTTTAATGTTTTGGATTGCCTAACAGTAAGTGTAATTTTTGAGTTAGAAATCTTAATTTTAGATTTTGCTTTTACTGTATTTAAATTTCCAAAAACGCCCAGTGTGACAGCAAGTAAAAACACAGTTAATAATTTACATGATTTTTTCATGATACTCCTCCTTTTGTTAATGTGTAACAAGCAACGTGACAACCACAATCGCAGGCAAATCGCAGGCAAGAAACCACGTATTTATGCGGTTTTCAAGACTTTTTGCATAGTTGTATCACAGGCAAATGACAGGCAAATCGCAGGCAAACATCAATCAACTATGCATTTCCTTTTTTAAAAGTCCAAGAAACCACGGTTTTATGCGGTTTTCAGTACCATGCAAAAAGTTTTTTTAAATTTGTGATTGACAAAACAATGTTTTTAGTGTATTTTTATTTTCTTTTATATAAATATATAGTATCTAAAGACTATAGTTATATATAACCTATATAGTATTATAATAATTAATATTTATATTTAATTAAAAAGAAAAAAATAAAACAAAAAAAGAAAAACATTAGAGCTGTTTGAATGCAATTAGCTGAGGGGTGTATCCTGTTAGCATTGCAAGTTGCTCTTTTGTATAATCTTTGTGTTCAAGTATCACTTCGTCTGGTATCAAAAGTTCAGAAGCAAATGTCTGTGCTTCTTGTTCGATAGAGTTCTCATAACAGTTCTTGCCGAATGAGAAGAAATAAAAATCTTCTTTGTGCAGGACTGCATGACCTAACTCATGAGCTAATACTTCGTAATACTTTTTTTCGTTTTCTAATAATTTTTCGTTTATGTAAATAAAATCTCTTTCGTGAATCTTTAAATAGCAACCAGATATTTTTTTTAAGTCCCCGATCTGGATGATTATGTCTAATTCTTTTGCAAGCTTAACGGGGTTTCTGGTTTCGTATTTTTTAATCAAATTGTATACAATGGATTTAATTTGATTATGATTCATACATCCATATCCTTTCTTCACTTCTTTTTCTGTGCAAGAAATACAAGTGACATTTCATACTGGGCTAGTATCGCATCAAGAGATTCATCGTCAAGTTTTTCCCCATCGTAGTAGATAGGGTGTCTAGTCCTGTTTTTAAGTAAATCTCTCATTCTCTCCAGTTCGTCTTTGATGTCTATTACACTGTTTTCTTTTTTGTCCTCCTCCTTTCCTGTCATGAGGTACTCAACAGACACACCGAAAAAGTCAGCGAGCTTTTGCAATCTCTCAACTTTCGGGGTGCTGTTTTTCCATTTTGAAATTGAACCATTAGAAAAACCTAGTTGTTTTTCAAGCTTTCCTTGTGATAATCCTTTTGACTTCCTAAGGCTTTCAATTCGCTCATAAATAGTCATAGAATCTCCTTTCTAAAAATTACAGAACTTTTTCTGTAAAACGCTTGACAAACTAGAAAGTTTTCTGTATAGTAAAAGCATAGCACAGAAAACTTTCAGTAAAAACAGAAAGCGATCACAGAAAAAAATCTGTATTTTATGTGGTAATTTAATATTAGAATATTTTCTGCAAAAAGTCAATGGAAATACTGAATATTTTCTAAGAAATAAAGAAAGGAGAGCAAGGAATTGTATATTTATGACAAAATTAAAAAGATTTGCGAAGAAAAAGGTATGTCAATTACCTACGTTGAGAAAAAAGCAGAACTTGGGAATGGTTTAATTTCTAAATGGAATGACAGTGTACCGAGTGTTGCAAATTTGAAAAAGGTAGCAAATATCTTAGAGGTTACCGTTGATGAGTTGATAGGAGATGAGGACAAGCAGTGAAGAAAAAGAAAATGAGAAAGCTATCAAAGAGAGTAGCCGTCCTTGAAAAAAGAGTAGATGAAATCAAGGACAGCATGAACAACACAGGAAAGAAGCTTAGAAGATAGCAGAAAAGAGGGTGTATATGAATTTTGATGATTTGTTCTACTACCTAAATTACGGCAGAACGAGAAAACAAAAAAAGAGAGACTTAATGTTTTTAAGAACTCTCTTCTTCATAAAGCTTGCTACATTGATTTTGATGATAGTAATGCTTGCTATTTATGTATATCTACTAATAGCGAAATAAAAGCAATGACAACAGAAATAAAAGCTAAAGCAGTATTGATAAGGACCATACCTTTAGTCCATAACCATTCTTTACGAATTGCTTTGATAAGCTGTTTATCATTTTCTAAAAATTTTAAAATTTCATCTTGAACCTTTTGATTTTTGGAATAGTCAGAAGATTTCATTTTATCAATGGTTTCTTCATCTGGTTTATCAAGATGCGGTAAAGGATTTTTAGACATAGTATACCTCCTAAGGAGATTATAACACAGAAAGGAGTACAGAAATGTATATTCCACCATTTCAATTAGGAATATTTGTAGGAGCTGTAGGAGTAATTGCACTTGAAATCACAGCTGTATTAATCGACAACTACAGAAGTAAAAAGAGAAGTGAAGCACGAAAGAAATAAAAATGCCCCATGCGGTACTGGAACTACCACACAGGGCGAATGTAACCACTAACTAGCCTAGCGGAAACAAGAAGATTATAACACAATCTTCCAAGAACCGCAAGAAAGAGGTGCAGGACTTATGGAAGAAAAAGACAAAACGTGGTCAGAGATAGAAGAGCTCTTCGCTACAGAGGTTATAGAGCAGAGTAAAAGGACAGCCAAACGGTGGTTCATAATCTGGTTGATAACATTTCTAACATTGGTTGGGACTAACGGAGTGTGGATATATATGTTTAATCAATACGATTATGTTAGTCAAGATGGGAGCGGAGTAAACACCTACAAGACAGACGTTAATGGAGATGTTAACAATGGGTCAGAGAATTAGAGAGAGAAAATACGGTAAGGCGAAGAAATTAGCAATTCGCAGAAATCGTAAAACTCCAAAAAAGAAGAGAAAGCGGTACAGAATCCGCAGAAAGTGAGGTAAACATGGAATACCAGAAGCCAGTTATGAAGATGGGAGAGCTTATAAAAATGGGATTCCCGAGATCATTCCTTGATGAAGCCTATAGAGAAAGAGGACAGGACTTTGCACAAAAAGGTCCTAAGTCAAATTCTCCTATATTTTTCGATACAGAAAGATTTGAAAAATGGAGAATAAGAAAACTAGCAAATGAGAACCAAGCAATGCAGAGAGGAGGGTTCTAAATGAAAATGGGAGCATTCATGATGGGGTGTGGACTGTTAGTCTGCGGATTAGATTTAATGCCATTCTGGTTTATGGGTACTTGTGTAGCCGCAGGACTGGCATTAATCGCACAAGAGCGTGATGGATGGAAATGAAAAAAAGCACCCAGACGTGCAGGTCTTAAGTGCTTAACAAAAAATGTATAACAACAGTATAGCAAGAAAAGGAGATTATGACAATGATTATTACAAAAAAAGAGTTCAAAGATGCAGTAAGAAAAGTAATTATTGAAGCAGTGAAAGAAACTAGAGACCCAAACTTTACAGAAGAGGAAAATAAGGTAGCAGATAAAAATATTGCAACAGGCATGACAGACTTCTATAGCAAACTTATTGCAAAACTTTACGGACAAGATAATGAAGAATGGATATACAACATGGAAGAAGCATTTGATAACGCAAATACAATCTTAAATGAAAGAATGGCGAATAACAATGCCGCTGAAACTGTTTTTGAAAATTTAGTATATGCGGCAAGCGTGGTAAGACTTTTGAGAATGCTTGAAGAAAATGAGCAGGAAGAAACAGTACCAAAAGAATTTGACGTAGAAGAGATTCTGAAAGAAGCAGGGAGTGAGCAGGAATGATCGTAACAGGATACACAAATGAATACGGAACAGTAATCCCTATGGAAGATGCAGAAAAATATATTCGTGGACAAGTTAACGGAAATGAAGAATGGAAACAGTGGTTCATTGACTATGCGTTGGATGCATTAACAGGAAGCACAAAAGAAGCTGAAAAGCTTAAAGAAGCATTCTTTAACGATGTATGCAGTGACAAAGAATGTGACGAGCAGGGAAATGCAATTCCATATAACGGAGAATATGAACCAGAGGGGAGATAAATAACCATGACAATACATGAAAAAATGATGAAGATTCAGACAACATTAAAAGCACCGAAAAATCTGTACAACTCTTTCGGTAATTACAAATACCGAAACGCAGAGGGAATCTTAGAAGCTGTGAAACCACTTCTGGAAGAACAAAAACTTGCAATGTACATAACGGATGATGTAATAGCGGTTGGAGATCGTGTCTACGTAAAAGCAACGGTAAAGGTGCAGGACATTGAAACAGAAGCAAGTGTAGTAACAACAGCACTTGCAAGAGAAGCACTTAATAAAAAGGGAATGGATGATTCTCAAATAACAGGTACAGCATCATCTTATGCACGCAAGTATGCCTTAAATGGAATCTTCTTACTGGATGATACAAAAGATGCTGATACGGACGAAAATCAAAAAGAACGCAAAGCAAGAGCTGACAAGCAGACAGAAGATAACAACGCAGAAGCAATCAGAGGTATGAAGATTTCAAAAATCAAACAAGATACACTTTTAAGCTTGTGTGATGAAATGGCATTTGATATTAACAAGATTCTTGCATCTTATCATCATGAATCCATTTCAGAAATTACTGAGGGAGAATATCAATATATAGTCTCTAATAAAGATAAGGCTAATGTAAGAAAGATTTGGAGCTGATTAGATGGAAACTAAAGCAAGAATCCATGATATATCCATTGATTTTGAAAGTGGCAAGCAGGTTATTTCCCTTGTATGTGAAAAAGACATACGAGGGGAATATGACCGACTGAAAGATAAAGAGTGTCGGCTTAAGGTTGTTCAGTACCGTGAGGGCAGGAGTTTAGATGCCAATGCATACTTTCATGTATTGGTTGGAAAAATCGCAGAAGTAATGGATTGTAGCAAGGTGTTTATAAAAAACAAAATGATAGCGGAATATGGGCAGTATGAAAAGATAAACGGAAAGCTGATAACTATTCCGTTAGATGATGATATAGAAGCTTACGACGTAGAGTTTTGCCACCTACAACCAACAACGCAGACGACAATCAATACGGCAGGAAAGATTTTTAGAATCAATATTGTTATGAGAGGAAGCCACACATACGATACGAAAGAAATGTCTGAATTGATAAAAGGAACGGTGCAGGAAGCAAAGGCATTAGGCATAGAGACAGCGACACCGCAAGAGATAAAAGAAATGGAAGAAAGGTGGAGAGTAAAACTTGAAAAAGCTAACTAGTGTATTTACAGAAAATATGGACTGTTGCATTTACACAGGTTCTTACATAGTAGAAAGACATCATATTTTCGGTGGTTCTAATAGGAAGAAAAGCGAAAAATATGGATTTGTAGTACCACTGAGACCAGACTTTCATCCGAACGGTGTACATTTTAACAGAAAAAATGGAGACATAGATACAAAGCTTAAGACGATGGCTCAAACATATTATGAAGAGTATATCGGTAGCAGGGAAGAGTTCAGAAAGGAGTTTGGCAAGTCATGGCTGTAACATATACGATTCAAGGAAGACTTGACGGACTTAACACTTTTATTTATGCAAACAGGACCAATCCCTACAAAGGTGCCAGATGCAAAAAAAACAATCAAAAAATTTGCAAGGCATACATTCCACAATGGCTAAAAAAGAAGCGGATAAAGTTTCCAGTGATTTTAGAAATCAAGTGGTATGAAAAGGATAAAAGACGCGATCCAGACAATGTCTTTTCGGCTATTAAGTACATATTAGATAGCTTGGTAGAAGCAGGAGTGTTTCCAAACGATGGTCAGAAACAGGTAGCAGGTATCATTAACTGGATAAAGGTTGACAAAAAGAATCCAAGAATCGAGATAACAATCTACGAAGACGGAGACAAATATTAAGCAGGAGGGCAATGATGCAAATAAACATAAATACAGATTGGGAATGGTATGAAAACACAAATGTATTTAGATTGTTTTATCATTGCCTACTACATACAAATTTAGAGGACAAGCGGTACTGCGGAAAAGAAATCAAGGCAGGACAATTTGTTTCTTCTATAACAAGAATCAGTGCAGAGACAGGATTGACAGAATCGCAGGTCAGAACAGCACTTAAGAAGCTAAAAGATACTGGGTACATATCCACAAAAAGCACAAATAAATACACGATATACACAGTTAATGAGTACCAAACCTACATAGATTGTGGACAAGTTGCAAAAGCAACTACCGAGGAAAACACGGTGGTTGAAAATGGAACAAAAATGGAACAACCAGCGGAACGAAAAATGGAACAAACAGAGGAAAAAGTAAAGGAAACTTACGAGAAATCAAAAGAAAATTGCGAAAAGTCGAACAAAAAAGCAATCAATGAATGTTTTGAAAGACTCTGGAAACAGTACCCGAACAAAAAAGGAAAAGGGCAGGTATCTGATACTAAGAAGAAAATTCTATATCAAAAAGGCGAGGAACACATACAAAGGGCATTGAAGAGGTATCTTGAGGGATTAGAACAGGATAGTTCATGGAGAAAGCCACAGAACGGTTCAACATTCTTCAATTCTGGTTATATCGATTATCTGGACGAGAACTACGAGAAACCACCAGAACCGAAGCCACAGCGGAATCCTGCAAGTGTTTTATCCTGCGAGAGAGACTATGACTTTGATGATTTAGAAATGCAGTTACTACATAAGCAATTAGAGTAAGGAAAAAGGAGTGATGGAAAATGTATCAAATGAGTTTTTTTGGTAATGAAACAGCACTTAGAAGCCATTCCATTACCAAGCAGACCAGAAGAGAATCCCACAAAAAAATTAATAAAGAAGCAATACATATCTTAATTCTTGAACAGCTTGAATACGAAGCTATGACAGCACGAGAGATCGCAACGGTATTGTATAAGCATAAAAAAGTCTTAGAACCGACAAGACAGCAGGTACAACCACGGCTAACGGAGTTAGTGCAGGACGGACGTATTGAGGTATGCGGTAAACGACACGACAGCCTAACAGACAGAAACGTGGCAATCTACAGAAAGGTGGTGGAAAAAGATGGGGTATAAGAAATTCACAACAGAATTTAAAAGAAAAGTTGTTGCGGAAAGTAACGCAAGACATGAGGTAAAGAGCGTTGCGAAAGAATACGGCATTGATTCATCCACCCTCTTTAAATGGAAAAAACAGAACTTAGATGAAAACAAAGAAGAAAACGCCCCATATTCTCGTGAATACATAAAAATGGTAGTAAAGACAAGACTGACAAAAAACAATACGTCAAAATCTTGCTCACAAATGTTTAAGATTCCAGAGTATTTGATTACATTTTGGACAGAAAAATTTGGGGATGAAGTAAGAAAAGAAATTGAAGCAGAACAGCAACGTAACAAAAGGAAACCTAGAGGTATTCATGTTACATCCAGTGCGGTCTACTGGAAATAAGAAAAGGAGATTAAAGAAATGAAAGGTTATAAAGCATTTAATAAAGGATTAATTTGTAAAGGAAAGCAGTACAAAGAGAATGAAACTTTTGAGGAAGAAAGAGCAGTTCCATGTCACAGAGGTATGCACTTCTGTAAGAACCCGTTCGATGTGCTTAATTTTTATGATCTGGTAGACGAGAATGGAGAATTTTCGGACTTTGCGGAAGTAGAAGCACCAGACGATGCAGAAGTAAAAACAGACGATGATATTAAATATTGTACAACAAAGCTTAAGGTTGGAGCGAAGTTTTCTTTCGCAGGATTTGTTAAAACTTGCGTTGATTTTGTGATTGAGAAAACACAGACAGAGAAACCAGACTCTGGGAACTACGCACAGATTGGTAGCTCTGGGAACTCCGCACAGATTGGTAGCTCTGGGAACTCCGCAAAGATTGGTAGCTCTGGGAACTCCGCAAAGATTGGTAGCTCTGGATACTCCGCAAAGATTGGTAGCTCTGGATACTCCGCAAAGATTAAAAGCACAGGATACGACAGCATTATTTGTTGTGCAGGGGATGATAGTTGCGTAAGTGCTAAAAAAGGAAGTTGGATTACTCTTGCGGAATGGAAATATAGCTATGAGAAAGATAGATATGTTCCTAAGTGTGTAAAGACAGAGTATGTGGACGGAGAGAGAATCAAAGAAGACACGATGTACAAATTAATTGATGGAGAATTTACAGAAGTTTAGTAACTAAATAGCATCTTTTCTGGTTTGATTCTCTGCCTAACGAAACTATAAATAATGTTTTTGTATTTTCAAATTTTTTCATTTTTCATCTTATTGGGCAGAGAGTCAAGCCAGAAAAGGCTTGTTGCATAGCAGGATTTTTATATACCACACGACAACTAAATAAAAGAATCCTCGCAACGCATAAGTACAATACAGCTATTGTATAAGTCATGATTTCCCCTGCTATTAACGGCAGGGGAGAGAATGGACAGTAAAGGAGTGGAGAAAATGGGAATTAAAAATCTAACAGAAGCAGAAGAAAAAGAGTTTTACAGATTGGTTGAGAAGATGAATGGAAAAGAACCAGATAAGAAACAGGATGTAAAGGTAAGGAAACCAGAGTATGGGCAAGAGTATTTTTTTGCCAATAGTCATGGATGGGTTGAATGTGATACGTGGCGAGATACAGCTGTAGATAACAAAAGATGGGAATTTGGAAACGTCTTTTTGATAAGAGAGAAAGCGTTATTTGATGTAGAAAAAAGAAGAGTAGAAGTTGAACTTGAACGATATGCAAAGGAACACAATGCCCCAATACCCGAAGATAATTATTGTATTTTGTATGATGAAGACAATAAAGAACTTAATTTTGATGTATGGATTGGTAGCAAAGTACAGGGAACAATCGTTTTCACATCAAAACAACTTGTATTTGATGCAATCAAAGAAATTGGAAAAGACAGAATACTCAAGTACATCTTTGGAGTAGAAAGTGAGGGAGAAGAAAAATGCCAGTAGCAAGATGTAAATATTGTAATAGCTTGTTATTCAATGAAGACGTTGGAAGAGAGTATATACAAATAAATTCAGATATGAAAATACAAAGCAAATTTATTTGTCTTAAATGTGAAATGGAGTTAAGAAAAGAAGATTTCTTTGAACCGTACAGAAGCATGATGAAGTAAAGGAGAAAGAATATGGATGTTATAAAACAAATAGATTACATGATTGCTTGCCTAGAGATGGCAAAAGAAGAATATCAGTATGAGAAAAGTTATGAAACAAAGAAAAAAGCAAGAGAGGACAACGACTGGAACTGGTACGACAGAAACAGGACACCGAAAAAGACGCTAATTAAAGAAAATCTTAGAAATGTTGGGAGAACAGGATTCAAGCTTGCGAAAGATTTAGAGGTGGGAGAATGAAAATATATTCAAGTCGAGCTGATAAAAATGTGGACTGTATAAGAACAAGCATGAGAACAGAAAAACACAATAGTTTGCACGTAACATTAAATTTTAGGAGAACTGTTGGTGGACCAGTTACCATGGAAGAAGAAACAGGCAGTGAAGTGAGAATAAACTTTACTGATACTTGCGAACTTGAAAATTTCATCATGGCACTGACACAGCTAAAGGAAATGACAAAAGGTTACTACGGTAAATGGGAGATTGAAAAGGAGAACGACTATGACAATAGCGGAGCAGGTAGCACAGTGTTTTTTAGAAAGCATAGAAAAGACAATCAATGAAAACAAGATGGATGTCGGAGCGTTAGAATCAAATACTTATTATCGTTCTGAAAAAGCAAAAATGGTAGTGACAGATACAAAGACAGGGATAGTTATTGCAACAATGACCTGTGACATGAATCCAAAAAGAAGAAAACAGGAAAAAGATTTAGATGATTATTGCCGTAAAAGAGTATGCCCTGTTTGTATTTTTAAAAATCAAGAACCTTGTATAACGAACAAAATTGCCTATGGAGTAGCTACTAATAAAGAGGTAGAGGAAAACTATAAAAAGATGTTAGAAGAAGTGGAGATGAAAGAATGATACTAAAAATCTTACTTGTTATCATAGGTGTTTTCTTAGGACTGGTAGGCAGTGGCTTCTGCCAGTCCGCTAAAGCAAGAGATACGATCACAATGACGTTAGAAGATTATAAGCATATGGGAGAAATATTACACAGTTTGCCGATAAGAGAACGGCACAAAAGCCTTAAAGGGAAAGACGTGGCGTTATACAGGTGTCCTAAATGTAAAAGCTATGTAGCAGAATGGACAGAAGTTTGTGAGTGTGGGAATCGGCTAGACTGGGGAGAAAGTGAGGACTTACATGTTAATAAGAATTAGTGAGACAATGGCTATAAATACACAACAGGTTATTAGAATCTATGTCAAAAAAGTATTTGACGGATACGAAGTTATAGGAGAAACACTAGATCATCTATATACTATTAAAAAATGTACAACAAGAGCAAAAGCAGGAGAGACACTGGAAAAAATACTCAGTCAGTACGACAGAGGACAAAGGGTTATCGAATTATAAAGGAGCGTTATAAATGTTGGTACTTACACAAAGTCAACGAATGGTTATAAATGTTGAGTATGTAGATTGTATGTTTATTAAAAAAGAAATAATAAAGAAGCAGGAAAAATACGGTTTATATTGCGTTATGGCATTCGATCAGGAGAAAGTTGCTATTGCATATTATGAAACAGAGAAAGAAGCAATGGAAGAACTCAAATTGATGCTGACTTGTTGGAAACACAAGCAAGATATATATTTTATCAGACAAGAAAAGGCGGTGTTATAATGGGAAGCAATTTCTTTAACAACAGACAGTTACCCGCACAACAACGTAGGGTTAAGAATCGCAGGGATGCAGATAAACTAATACATAGCAGTTACACAGCATTTCTTTTATTGGGCACGATGGCACTACACGACCAATTTGGATTTGGTGGTGCCAGACTTGGAAAATGGATTGATAAAATGAACGAACTAAAAGAATGTTATGAAAAGGGCCTTGTCAGTGTACAGGACCTACAATCCATGATTAAAAATGAAACAGGAATCGAGATCAAGTTTTAATGCGTTATCAAGGAGTGATTACATGAAATGCGTTTGTATGGGATGTACGGAAGCAACCGGCAGGAGTTGGAATTGCCACACAAGATGTGATGGTTACAAAGAGTTCCAAGCCAAAAACGAGGAAGAGAGGGACGTTATCAAGAGAAAAAATCCTTATTATAAGTCGTTATCAAAAGAAAAATTTATGAAACGGAATGCTTTAAACAGGAACAGGAGGGGAAGAAAGTGACAGGGTTATCAATAGACGTTATCAAAAATCAGATACGATTATCAAAAATGTTTGCAGGAAGTGAAGCGGTATCAACTAAGGCATTAAAAGAACTTCTTGAGTACAAAGAAACAGGATTGACACCGCAGGACATAAAAGAAATGGACAAGATGTATTTAGAGAAGTGTCAACAGGTAAATAAACTGACGTGTACTTGCGAAATGTACGAAAGGATGGCTAAAAAGTGAGCAATATATTATTTATAGTGATGTATGGTATTGCAGAAATATCACTTGGACTATGTGGAGCAACAACGGCTATATATTTATTAATTTTTTGTGTTGATCTGGTAGTAAATCGTACATTACAGGAATTTAAAAATGATAAAAATACACAAAAAGTTTTAAAAATTGCAATGTTATCATCTTATGTATGCGTGTTATCAACTATATTTTGTGCGATAATTGCAGGATTTAAAGGAGTTTAAAATGAATAAGCAAGATTTATATGCATTATGTACATTAATTCCATCTATGGACGATTACAGAGGTCACAATATGTATCTATGCGGTAAACGTGACGGATTCAACGAGTGTGTGCAGATGCTGAAAGAAAGTTTAGAAAATATAAAAGAAAAAGCAGAGGATTAACCCCTGCTTCTTTTATCTGTATGAAAAGTTGTGATCTAAAATCTCTATGTTGTAGTTACTAGTTGTACCGCTTACCTGTTGATGCGTGATAATGTAGTTTGCTGTGATACCTGCGGTAATGATCGCTGTAAGTATGATTGATAATAATATTTTATTCATATAAACACCCCAAATCTTCCAAAATCATTTCTATTGCATATTCTCGTGAACACATTTCAGCACCATCCCAACGATTTTGTTCAATCATTGAATTTGCTTCTTTAACGGCTTCTTTTTCGGTATAACCGCAACTCATTAACCACTGTACAATTTTAATCATGCTAGTTCTCCTTTTCTACCCTCGTAACCTCCGGGGTGGGTGGTGTATGTTATGCAGGTATTACAAGACTGTCACGATCAGCCTTGACAAGTCTGTTCTTATTAAGCCTATCTTTCCACTGCTCAACAAGTGACTCATGGAGCTTCAATGCTTCTTGCTTGCTGTAAGTTGTATAAGAATCAATTTCTTCAAAATCATCCATATACATTACAACAGTTTGGTATTCGTGTAATACTTCCACATAAACTGTGGAAATAATACACTCTGTTTGATGTAACCAAAATTTGTGTCTTGCGATTGTTTTATTCATTTTCAATCCCTCCTAAAATCTTTTTACAAGCTTCTACATACCCATCTGGAAGTGTTTCGGTGTTCATCTTTCCACCGCTTGCTCTCCATTCAAGATACTTTTTAACTTCTTCTTTTTCTTCTTTCAGTTCGAAAATGAACTCTTCATAAGAAACGAAGTCCTCATTTTCGACTAACTTTTCAATTTCTTTTCTTAATTCTTTCATCTTCTTTTCTTCTTTTTAAATGTTTTTCGTTTATCTTTAACTAGAGTATAAATGATTTTAGTTTAAATGTCAATGATAAAAATAAACTTTTTTCGTTTGACATATGATATATTTTAAATTATAATGATTTAAAAACAGAAAAGAGGTGTGGTTGATGGAATACAATATAAACTTTACTTACAAGGACAACAAGCAATTAAAAGAAATCTACAAAGAACTACTAAAAAGGAACGGCATGACAATGACAGAAGCGTCACAGCTCTTAGGATTGTCAACACCGCAGCAGCTAAACAACAAATTTAATAATAAAAAAGTATCCTTAAGTGATTTAAAGGATTTTTTGGGTATAATGGGATATGATTACGAGATAATAATAAAAAAGAGATCTGGGAGCTTTTGAGTTCTTCCAGATTTCTTTTACTATGCAATTCTTGAAACATTGGAAGTCTTTACTTTTTCGCTTCCATATTTTCTTTGGATGTCCTCGAAAGACATTTTCTTTTTATGCCACTTTCCAGATGGTTCTGTTGAGAAATGCCATTTCTTACGATTCTTAGACCACTTAAAGCCTAACTTCTTTAGTTCTTCTTTGTACGGGAATGTATTACCGTCTACCCATATCCAAGAGCCTACTACCTCGATATTTACACCATCGAAAGAAACAATATTATTAATAACATTTCTTAAGGCTTCGTCTGCCTTGTAATCAAATGTATTTTTCTTTTCTTCTTCTGGTGTCTGCCCTGCCTTGAACATGTCAAACAGTTTCTTGTATTCGGCTGTAATCTCTTGACATGTAACAACGTCTCCGCCGTTGTCCGGGTGGTTGGCTACCATTAATTTTTTGTATTCTTTTCTGAGTTGCTGTAAGTTTTTGGCTGTAAAATATTTCATGATAACACCTCCTAAATTGTCTAGCAGAGACTTATAAAATCTCTGCTAAGCTAATAACCTGTGATTCTGATAAATTATCCATAACGATCTCGTCTCCTTTGTGGAGTTCAAATCTGTCTGGAAAAGTTCCGAACCATCCGTCAAACTGATTGTCAATGTAGTATCCTTTTGATTCTAATTTTTTGATTGCTTCTTTCATCTTCTTTTCTCCTTTTTGTTTGCTTTGTTCTCTTAACTTACTTTTATTATATCACTTTAAAAAGTTATGTCAATAGAAAATGTCACTTTTTATGATAATATTTCTCTTGACTTGAAAATGGTACATAATATATAATGTAGTAAATAGGAGGTAATGAAAAATGTTAAAATACAAAATTGATGTATATGATGCACTGAAAAGAAAAGGATTTACTACGTATAAGGCTAAAACTACTAATTTACTTAGTCAAAACACGTTAAACAAGATAAAGAACGAGGATACAGCTATAACGTTAAAGGCTTTAAATGCTGTATGCAACATCTTAGAAATGCAACCGGGGCAGATATTGGAATATGTAAGAGATGAAGAGGACGAAAAAAAATTAAAAGAATTATAAATATCGCTTTACAAAGGGATAAAGATGTGGTAAGATAAAGACAGTTAAAGGAGATAGCAAAGAAAAGGAGATTGAAGTTATGAAAACAAGAGAATATTATTACGGTGCCGAAGCCTTCGGTGCTGAATGGGAAGAAATGAAAAAAAACATTCTCGCAGAAATGCGGGAAAAATATAAAAACTGTATTGTTCAAGATGTGGATTATCTTGAACACATGCCATTCGATCGTGATGGACATCATGCCACTGGGTATGAAGTAAAGATTGATGGTTTCTGGGATTATGATTACGAAGAATAGAAAAGGAGAATGAAAAATGATGTATCTAACAGAGGAACAAAAAAGAAAATTAAGCTATGCAGGAAAAAGACTAGATGACGAGACAGAAAAGAAACTTGAAATCATTATGGAAGACAACCATACAAAGAAAGAAGCTGTTGACTATTTATGCAATGGATCAGTAGTGTACGAGAAAGAAGAATTTGAAAAATTCTTTGATCAGTATATGAATGAATGGGATGTTGAGGAAGAAGACAGGGAAGAATATAAAAAAATGATTGAAAGCAACAAACCCGCTTTTGATTGGGGAGTTGTAGAATATGAAGGTATAACATATTTTATTGATTATGTAGCATAAAGAGTATGTAAAGGATAAAAAGGAGTGTTGAAAAATGAAAAATCAATTTAAAATTTACGCAAATTATGGAGTGCTTGGAAGAGAGAAAAGAGTTGTATACTCGTACGGTGTGCCAATGGTAGAAGCAAACGATGAACTTATTGTCGAACTGCCAGAAAATGATAGTTTCAGCTTATATGAAAATATCATGGGCGATATAATGGTAGAAACCGCATGGGGGCACTGCTACAGAATAGACGATGTTTTGCAAGGAAAAGAAAATCCATGCTTTTATGCATTAGATCTTGACGCTAAGGGGCATAGAGTACAATTAAAAATTATAGAAGAATAAAAAGAGTGTAAACAAAGGCACTTTCTGCTATGGTATAATTATATTAGATAATAACCATAGTTGGGAGGTGTCTTTTTTGATTAATAACAAACTAAAGAATTGCTGTAACGATTGCGTACATTGCGAGATCGTGACGGAGACAAAGAGAAGAGCTATCCCAGAGGATAAGACGGAAGTGGTACTTGTAAATATAAAGTGTAGTCATATGTGCGTATGCAGTAGATACCAGAAAGAGGTGCAGGATGGAAGATAAAAGCCTGTGCTGTGCAGGATGCAAGAATACACTCTACGACAGAGGGATTATGTACTGCACTAAGGATAACGGCAAGAGATTGATAAGAGACAGATACTTGACTGTATGTGATGATTACAAGACAGCAGTACCGACAACAAAAGTGTATGCAAACGAAAGGACGTGAGACAATGGGAGCAGGTGGTAGACCGCCTAAATATAAAAGTGTAAAAGAAATGCAGAAGAAGATAGACGAATACTTTGAAAGCTGTGAGGGAAAACCGCTGATAATTAACGGAGAACAGCAGTACAATAAACAAGGGTACCCAATTATCTTAGACAGAAAGCATCCTACGATAACAGGGTTAGCACTTGCATTGGGGTTTAGCGGCAGAAGTGATCTGTTGTATTATCAAAAACATAAAAAAGACAGTGATAAGTTTTACGACACCATCACGCGTGCGAAGAGCAGAGTTGAAGAACAAATGGAAGAAAGTTTGTTTCATAAGGACAGCTCGAACGGTGCACAATTTGCACTAAGAAATAATTTTAAAGACTGGGATGCAGACAAGAAGCAGGAAGAGAATAAGACAGAGGGAATTACAATAGTAAATAATATTCCTAGAGAGTAAGGAGCGGTTGCATGGTTAATTTGACGGATGTGATCGCCCCATCTTTTTATAGGGTGCATTGGGACATTCAAGACGGCAAGCATACCTATTATGATTTGTACGGTGGTCGTGGTTCTTGTAAGTCCTCGTTTGTGTCCGTGGAGATTGTGTTGGGCATGATGCAAGATGAAACCAACGGAGAATTTACAAATGCCGCGGTCTATCGAAAGGTAAAAGATACTTGCAGATCATCAGTGTTTGAACAGATAGAATGGGCGATAGATGCGTTAGGTGTTTCTGATCTGTGGGAATCGTCTGTAAGTCCTATGCAACACACATACAAGCCGACAGGACAAAAGATACTGTACAGAGGTCTTGACAAAGCTAAAAAGTCAAAGTCTGTAAAGGTGTCTAAAGGATATATAAAATATTTATGGTTCGAGGAATTAGACGAGTTCGCAGGCATTGAAGAAATCCGAACAGTACAGCAATCTATATTGCGTGGTGGTCCTAAGTTTGTTGTATTTAAGACATTTAACCCACCAATCAGCATTAATAACTGGGCGAATAAGTATGTAGCAGAAGCAAGAGAGGACAGCTATAGGCATAAGAGTAATTATACAACGGTTCCTGCGGAGTGGTTAGGACCTCAGTTCTATGTCGATGCAGACTACTTAAAAGAAACGAATGAACGTGCATACAAGCATGAGTATCTGGGAATCCCTGTAGGACTGGGAACAAATATCTTTGAGCTTCTGGAAATCCGCACGATCACGGACGAAGAAATAGCAAGGCAGGAAAAAATATATCAAGGGCAGGACTGGGGATACTATCCAGACCCGAAAGCATTTGTCAGATGTGCATATATGCCTGCATCACAAAAAATCTTGTGCATAGACGAGTTGGGCGGTCAAAAAATCCGCAACACTGCAATGTCACAGATGATTATAGGTAAGGGATACAACGACTATAGTATTAGTTGTGGAGCTGACGAGATAGAAAGCATCTTAGACTTTAGAGATGCAGGACTTGTGGCAAACAAAACAAACGTATATCCGGGTAGTCGTAAATACTCTTATGAATGGTTGCAGTGCAGGACATTAGTCATAGACCCTGCGAGAACTCCACGGCTGTATGAAGAGGTAATAAGCTACGAGCATGAGGTAGATGAAAACGGAGAAATCAAGGCAGATTATCCAGACGGCAACGATCATTTTATTGATGCATTAAGGTATGCGACAAGTCCAATGAGCATGAGACGTGGAGAGAGTGCGTAAAGGAGACAAAAACAATGATGATAAATCTAAAAGATGTAACTTGTATACAAATTGGAAATGTAATGTTAGGCATCAAGGATATAGAAAAAATATCTATCCATGATGGTGGGGTTTGGCTTACGATTAATAGCGATTTGATACAAGGAGATATAGAAACAAAAATCGGAAACGTTAAACTGATAGCGGTGGAATAGATGGGTATATTTAGCAGAATGAAAGAGATATTAAGTAACCTTTTTAGACAAAAGGCAAGAGACGAATTTAAAATTGATACTGTTACCAGTCCAGAGATGCAGAGAGCTATAGAAAAATGTGCGTACATCTATAAGGGCAGTCCGTACTGGTTAGACAAGGACGAACATATCAAGACGATCAACTTTGCAAAAGCGGTGTGTTCGGAGACAGCACGCCTTGCTACACTTGCAATAGGCATAGAGATAGATGGCAGTGCAAGAGCTAGTTGGTTGCAGGAGCAGATAGACAAGGAACTAGAACAGGTACGACATCACGTAGAATATGGCTGTGCATATGGTACAGTTGTATTAAAGCCTAACGGTGCAAGTGTGGACCTGATTACACCAGAGAACTTTATAGTAACAGACGAAAGCAACGGAGAAATTCAAGGAATTGTGTTTGTACATCGTGAAATTTCCAGTGATGGCAGGATGTATTACACCAAACTAGAATATCACAGGTACATTGAGGACGTGTATCAGATTACAAATCGTTGCTATGCTTCTAAGGATGCCAACGATACAGGAAAGCCGATTGACATAGACGAGACACCTTGGAGGGGAGAACTGGAAAATGTAGGACTTACAAACCTAAACGGACAACGACTGTATGCAGTCTTAAGGACACCACAGGCGAACAATGTAGACTTGCATTGTAGTTTAGGATTGCCTATCTTTTACGAAGCAATAGAAGAGCTAAAAGATTTAGACATTGCATACAGCAGGAACGCAACAGAGATATTCGACAGCCGAAGAATGTTGCTGCTAGACTCCGACAAGTTAATGGAGACTGGTACAAGGGTAAACAATACTCAAGATGGATTTGAGAGAAGCAAGAAGCGGTTGAGATTACCAGAGTTTGTTAAGAATGTAAACAGCACAGACATTAAAGGATTCTATCAAGAGGTAAACCCAAGTCTCAACACGGATACACGACTGACAGGAATCAATGCCCTATTGTCACAGATTGGCTATAAATGCGGATTCTCTAACGGATACTTTGTGTTTAACGAAACAACAGGCATCCAGACAGCAACAGGAGTTGAAGCAGAGCAACAGAGGACAATACAATTTGTCAAAGACGTAAGAGACAAATTACAAGCCTGCATGGATGATCTGATTGCAGCACTTAATATATTCGCTGATCTGTATCAATTAGCACCAAGAGGACCGTATGAAACCGTGTATGACTTTGGAGACATTACATACAACGAAGATGAAGATAGAGCGAGATGGTACAGCTATGTTACTTCTAACAAGATTCCATTCTGGTACTATCTAGTTAAATTTGAGGGATTTAGTGAAGAAGAAGCGAAAGCACTCGAAGAAGAAGCGCAGCCAAAAGAGCCAGACTTATTCGGGGGAGATGAAGAATAATGCTAACGCCAGATTACTTATGGTATGTGCCAGAAAAGGCAGAGAAGCAAGCGGAAGAGCTACATAATAAGATTGTATCTGTAATCGTCGAACGAATGATGATAAGGCTAGGACGTGGGGAAGATTACCTTTTTACTCCTATTGACAAGTGGCAGATGGATGTATTGCAGGATGCAGGGTATATCTTGCAAGCGGTGCAGGCAGAGATAGCACAAACGACAAAGATAAGTATTGCAGAGATCGCACGCACTATGAAAGAAGCAGGAATCAAGGCTCTTGAATGGGATGATACAATCTACAAGAAAGCAGGTCTTGAACCAACACCACTCGGGAAAAGTCCTTATCTACAGAGACTGTTGCAAAGGAATTATGAAAAGACCAAGGGAGAGATGCATAACTTTACTGGCACGATGCCGAACGCCTGTCATGATAATTACATTAAGGCAGTGGATAAAGCATATACACAGACTGCAAGCGGTACGACAGGGTACACACAAGCGGTTAAAGAAGCTGTAAACGACATAATAAACAGCGGTGCAGACGTAACCTACCCTAGCGGACACAGAGACAGCATAGAAACAGCAACTACAAGAGCGGTCCGCACTGGTGTAAGTCAGATGGCAGGAGAGATCACGGATGCACGCATGGACGAGATGAACTGGGATATAATTCTCACGTCTGCACATTTAGGAGCAAGAATTGGAGACGGTGGAGACAACTTAACCAATCATTACTGGTGGCAAGGCAAGTTTTACAGCAAAAGCGGTAATGACCCAAGATTTCCGCCTTTTTCGGTCTGCGGTATGGGAAACGTGCAGGGAATCCATGGGGCAAACTGTCGGCACTCCCACGGTCCGGGGGATGGAATAAACAATCCGTTTGAGGACTACGACAGCGAAGAGAATCGCAAAGAATATGAAAAACGGAAACGACAGAGAGAGCTTGAAAGACGTATCAGAAAGACGAAACGACAGTTAATCGGCATGAAAACGGCTGTGGATAATGCAAAGGACGAAGCCTTAAAGCACGATCTTGACATGGAGTATCAAAAAAAGGCGGCACTATTGCAGAAACAGAACAAATCCTACAATGATTACTGCGAAAAGAACAATCTTAAGAAGCAGAGTGAACGACTAAACACGGCAGACTGGAACAGGAGTCAAGCATCATCAGCACGAGGTGCAGCGACACGATACAACAATGCACGAGGTAAATAATGGATACTATAAACAAAATTATGGTAGCCTGTGGGTGGATTATAACAATTGGTAGTGCGATAGGAGTATTATATACTGCCTATAAGCATTACAAGAAGCCTACGGACGATTTGAAACATCGAATAGATCATATAGAGACAGATATTAAAGAAATTAAACAAAAGCTAAATAGTGACTACAGTGCTATTAATAATCAACGTGATGATATGAACCTAGTAATGAAAAGCATGTTTAATTTGATCGAGAACAAGATCACAGGAAACAACATTGAGGGTCTAAAAAAAACCAGAGACGATCTGATAAATGCGTTGACAACACACGACAAACAGTGAGGTGTTTGCTTTTGAAAGTATATGATTTTACCGTACCCGAACTAAATATGTTCCGTACGTATTGCAACTTCACAGATGTTGAAAGAACATTGTTCGAATATCGGGCAAAGAATATACCACTAGAGAAATGTGCAGAGCTTATGAACGTAAGTCTGTCTACAGCAAAGAGAATCAGCAGGAGAGTTAATAACAAGATTATTAGAGTATGTTAAGGAGAATAAATAATGAATTTTAAAGAAGCATTTAAAGCAATGAAAGCAGGAACAAAAGTTAAACTTCCATCTTGGGGCGGATATTGGTTCTGGGATGCAGAAAAAGAAACTATCATGATGCAGTGCAGACCGAAAGACACAGATAAAGGACAGGGAGATTTACTTGATATTAGAGAGACGCAGAGAGTTGAATATACACTTTCTAACATCTTATCTAATGAATGGATTGTGGCAAATCCAGAGAACTGTCCTGTGCTTTGTGGAGTGGCTACATTTAGTTTTGGGGATGCTATTAAGTACATGAAACGTGGTTTGAGGGCTGCGAGAAAAGGATGGAATGGAAAAGGGATGTATGTATTTTATGCCTCTGATTTTCAGTTTGGAACAAAAGCAGACTTATCAGAGTTTAATCCTACAGAAGATCCAGAATGTACAGAAAAAAATAAAGTATATGTATATGATTGCTTAGTTCTCAGAACCGCTGATAAAAAGTTACAGCCTGGATGGTTAGCATCACAGAGTGATATGTTGGCAGAAGATTGGATGTTTATTGATTAAAAAAGAGGGTATTGAAAAGGCAAAAATCCATGATACAATATAAATGTAACAAGTAATAAGTTGTTGAATAAATTATTATAAGATTTCATTTTTAGTTTTAAATGAGAGTGGTTTGTTTCGGAGATACTTTTTCATGTTATAATACTTTAATCCTTTTTTTATTTTTTGTTTATGCAATATAGTACGGTGGATTCCTAATGGAGTCCGTGGAAGTATAACTCAGTTGGTCAGAGTAGTCGGCTCATAACCGACCTGTCACAGGTTCGAGTCCTGTTGCTTCCATTTGCTCACTGTTGTGAGCATGAGAAATCATTTTTGAATTTCCTCAATTTTTTGGTTTAAATTTCATTTTTCAACACGACACCTTTTTTCATCAATTGGTGTTCCTCAATCTTATCCTTATTGTTCAAGCACCATGACCCCTATCATGGTGCTAATTTTTTAATTTAATATGATACTTTTATGAGACTTTAACGACCTGTTAGAGTCTCTTTTTTAATGCGATAATTTACACATAAAAGGGAGGTGGAAGAGTGAACGGATATAACTATAATCCTTATGCACCAATGTATCAGCAGGATACAATGCAGTTGCAGGATAGGCTAAATCAGTTACAGCAAATGCAACAGCAGTACAATAAACCAATGCCAGAGACACAAGTTCCAACACAGAATGTTAATTGGATACAAGTTGCAGGCATAGAGGGAGCAAAGAACCAGATCGTACAGCCAGGGGCTACAGCATGGATGATGGATAACAACGCACCTTTCTTTTATGTAAAGAGTGTAGATGGAATGGGCAGTGCAACTTTTAAGGTATTTAGATTCGAGGAGATACCGCCAGAAGCCACGCAGAACGCCCAAAAACAAAATGTAAACTATGATAATAGATATGTTACAAGAACAGAGTTTGAAGAACTTCTAGCAAAGCTAGGAGAGCAACCAGAGAAAGGAGAGTTAAGCAATGAGTAATCCTTTAATGAACATGATAGGCGGTATGATAGGAAACAACAACCCTATGCAAATGGTACAGCAGGTAATGGGCATGGTAAGAGGGTCTAACAATCCGCAGTCTATGGTTGAGAGCATGGCACAGACAAACCCTGCGATCAAGCAGGCAATGGAAATGTGCAAGGGAAAGAACCCACAAGAAGTGTTTAATAGCCTATGCCAACAGCAGGGCATGAATCCACAGGATATTGTGGACAAAGTGAACAAATAGATATTAAGCGGTGCACAGCTTGGTAAATAAATTTATGGAGGACAACAACAATGAATGAAGCAATGGGACTCACTGCGGCAGATGTAGCGGCAGTGACAAGAAATGACGGATATGATAACGGCTTCGGCAACGGTGGTTGGTGGATTTGGATTATCTTAATTGCTTTCCTTTTCTGTGGTAACGGATGGGGAAGAAATAACGATACCGCAACGACCGCAGGCGAAAATGCTTTCTTATCCGATGAGTTTGTTAAGAGAGATATTTTCAATACAAACCAGAACGTATCTAATACAGCTTGTCAGACACAGAGAGACGTCTTAGAAAGCAGATACACAACACAGTTAGGATTACAGCAGATGCAGGCACAACAGCAGGCTTGTTGCTGTGAAACACAGAAAGAAGTGTTACAGAACCGATATGATGCGGCTTTAATGGCACAGAATATGCAGGCACAGATGGCACAGTGTTGCTGTGATATTAAAGAGACAATCCTAGCAGATGGACAGGCTACACGCCAGTTAATGCAGGATAACACAATTCAAAATCTTAGAGATAAACTTGCAGATCGTGACAGAGATTTACAGTTATCTAACTTCCAGATTTCGCAGGTATCACAGACTAAGAACATTGTGGATGCTGTTAGACCATTCCCAACACCTGCATACATTACAGCAAGTCCTTATGTATCCTATAATGGGTATGCATACGGTGGTTGTAACTGCGGAAGTGTAAATGTGTAAATAATTCAAAGCTTGTTGGAGAATCCATATCTACTAAGTAGACTAGCAATATATTGACGATAGGGTGTCGGGTTCGGCATCCTATTTTTGTTTAGGAGGGAAAATTATGTTAAATGCGGTAAATGTAGCACAGCAGGACGTAAACAGTGGGGCAAACGTACTATTTGCAAACACAAGATATAGTAGTAGGCGTTGTACCTGCAATTATGGGTGGTTGAATCATGTAGAGGGGTCTGGTCTGTTTACGTTAACGAATAGATCGAACTGCCCTATGACTGTAGAGGTAGAATTTAACGGAAATGTATCCGCTAATGCAACAGGAGCAACGGCACTTGCTGTAGAGCTTAACGGAGAAGCTATTGGTGGAACAGAAATGGACTATACAGTAGCTACAGCGAACACATTTCAGAACGTGGGAGCAACAACGGTTGTAACTGTACCATCTTGCGGTAGCTTAATCGTAAGCATCGGAAATGTAGGAACAACAGCGGCAATAGTAAAAGATGCGAATATTATTATAAAGCGTATCTCTTAAGGAGGTGCGATCATGATTGAATTTACAAACAATCTTGAAGTAACAAAAACAGAAGATATCTTTGACGAGATCAACAAAAGATATGTAGCGGCTATGATGATACACGGTCAAATGGCAGACTATTTTAACTTCTTAGGTTTGAAAGGCTACAAAAGATTACATGAATACCAGTTTCTTACAGAAAGCTTGGAGAGACGTGAAATATGCAGGTATTTTGTAGATCATCACGGCAAGCTTTTAAAAGATTCTTTTAGCGGTACTATAAAAGTGATTCCCGACTCTTGGTATACAGCCAGTAGACTAAGTATCGGAAAATCCACAAAGCAGAAAGCCGTAGAGGATGGCTTTATAGAGTATCACAACTGGGAGAAAGAGACAAAAGAAGCCTATGAGAAGTACGCACAGCAACTTAGAACAAACGGAAACGTATCGGATGCACTATTTGTAGAATGTCTGGTAAAAGACGTATCTAAAGAGCTAGAAACGGTTGAAAAGATGGTTACTGATCTAATCTCTGTAGGATACGACATGGTGTATATTACAGAGACACAGGACTGCATACATGAGAAATACAAAAAGAAGCTTAAGGAGGTCAAATTATGAGTGAAATCAAACATGTTCTGGAAGAACAGCTAGAAAGAGAAAAAAACTCAGCATTAAAACAGCTCACAACATCTAATCTTGATGCAATGTATAAGATTACAACAACATTATGCAATCTTGAAAAGATGGAGCATGGAGACATAGCGGAAACCGTCATGGATGCAGGAGAGAATCTTATTAAGAAGTACAGCAATGGCAAGTATGATAAAAATATAGATGCATTGTATGACAACTACTTAAGTGCTAAAATGGCATACAAAGAAAACGGAGATCAAGGACACCGTGATAAGCTTATGGAATCGGTCGGTAGATTGATGGTGGAAGTGTATGATATGCTTTCTTCTATGGTTATTGATTCTGACTTTATGGACGAGAGAAAAGAGATACAGCGACAGATAAAGAAACTTGCGGAAATGTAAAAAAAGAGGGTATTGAAACGGCATATTTTAGGGTTTACAATAAATATGTGGGAATAATGCGATACGATTGTCACAACAGCCTCCTTACTGTAAGTTAAACAAAGTTTTAAGCGTTATGGTGTTAGTACCATCTGGTATGACAACAGGAAAAGAGTTAGAAGCTCGTGTGGGGTGCAAGTCCCCACATTTCTTTTACCTTGACTTAGGTATATAAGTCTTAATCCATTACCGCAGACGTAGCGGTATACAAATATCGTATAGGAGGATATACAATGCAGAATTACGAACAGATTTTAGCGGAATTAGAAATCGAAATCCCAGAAGATAAAAAAGCGGATTTAAAGAAGAAAATGTCTGAAAACTATAAGACTGTAGCTGACTACAATAAACAGGTAGAGAAAAAAGATGAATACAAAACATCTTTGGACGATGTACAGTCTAAATTAACTGATTTAGAGAAAGAGGATGTTGCAGGTCTTAAAGACAAGGTAGCGACATTAACACAGGAACTTGCGGATGAAAAAGAAGCAAGAGCAAAAGAAGCTAAGCAGACAGAGTTAAGAGACAAAGTAAAAGATTTCTTATCCGATAAAAAATTTGTAAATGCAATCACAGAAGACTCTATCCGCTCCCAGATGATTCAGAAATTGGAAGAAGAGAATGGGAAAAATGCAGAAGATGTATTTAAAGAACTTACTACTAAAGATGGGAAACCGATTGAGAACATCTTAGTTGACGAAAAGAAAGTACCAGATGTTAAGATCCCAAGCTTTACAACTAAGTTCAATAGCGGAGAGCAGAAAAAGGGAACACAGAAGTTAAGGGAAATGTCTTTAGACGACAGAATGAAGCTTAAGGCAGAGGACCCAGACTACTATGCAACCTTATTAAATGACAGATAGATAATACCGACTCACAATATGGAAGTGAGCCGCTAACCTAAAAATCCCTTAATAGTTGTAGGTAGATGGGACAAAGATAAGTCCTTATCTATTCTTATTTAGGGTAGAAAGGACTTTTTTTATGCCAAGAACAGGATCATTTGGTGGTTTTGATTTTGACCCAGAGGTTTTTTCTGAGTTTATGTCAGAAAATCCAACATGGAACGATGCGATTATTGCATCTGGTGTGTTAGCACAGGACAATACAATCATGGATTTAATCGGAGAAAAAGGAAATATCGCAACAATTCCATTCTATATACCGATTGATGAACAGGACTCACAGGCTTTAAACAATGATGGAGAAACAAACAATACACCTGTTGAAATCACAGGAAAGAAACAGACTTGCATGTTAATTCAGAGAATGAAAGCTTGGAAAGCAAAAGACTTTACAAAAGAGTTAACAGGTGCAGACCCTATGACTCATGTTGCAAACTCTGTTGCAAGCTTCTATAAGCAGGTAAGAACACGCGACTTAATGACTACAGTTGATGCAGTTTTAAGCCTGTCTGGTATGGAAAACCATATTACAGACTTATCTTTAACTGGCGAGGGTACTGTAGGAGATGCAAACAAAATTGATGATACAACACTTATCTTCGCACAGCAGAAAGCATTAGGAGATTCCGCTGACAAGATGGGATTACTTGTATTAAACTCTTACATCTACGCAAAGTACAAAGCAATGGGACTTGTTGACTACAACAAATACACTATTGCTAACGCAGTAGAAAGAGAAGTAAATCTTCCTACAATCGGTGGATTTATCCCACTGGTAACAGACAGATTTACAGTTGATACAACAGGAACAAACCCAGTATACAAAACTTATATGCTTGGTACAGGCTCAGTATTGACTTGTGATAAGACAAACTATGAAAATCCTTATTATACAGACTACGACCCAGAAACATCTGCCGGTATTGAAAAGCTGTATACAAAACAGGGTTATGTATTACATCCTAACGGATTTTCTATTAATGCTAACAAGATTGCAAAAGAGTCTCCTACAAATGCAGAGTTAGGAGCTAAAGCAAACTGGTCTTTAGCATTTAACCAGAAGAATATCCGCATGGGTGTTATTAAATCCAACGGATAAAAAGGAGTGATTTCATGGCAAATTATGTTGACTATGAATATTACAAAACCCTTTTTGGAGAGAAAGCAATCCCAGAAACAGACTTTAATCGTCTGGTCTGGGATTCTTGCAAGAAGATAGATAATGCCACAACAGGCGTGGATAATGTCAAAAAGCTTAAGATTGCTTTTCCAACAGATAAAGATGATGCAGAAGCAGTTAAAAGATGTGTTTGCGAACTTCTGTCAATCACATATAAGATTGAACAGGCAGAAACGAGAGTTGAAGCATCACAGGGTTATATCACATTAGAAGATGGAACTGTGATGAGTAAGCAGGTAGCATCTAAGAGTGCAGGAAACGAGAGTATAAGCTATGTGACTTCCAGTAATACAGGCACGGCTACATTGATAGATAAGTGTCTAGCAGATAAAGAAGCACAAAAGCAGTTATACTCTGACACAATAAGAGACTACTTATCGGGTGTCGCAGATGCCAACGGAGTAAGTCTACTGTATATGGGAATGTACCCAACGGAGTATTTATGAAAGATTGTAAAGTAAATGTTTTAGGAACTACATATAAAATCAGATTCAGACACGAGAACGAAGATGAAAAACTACAAGAATTGTCTGGTTATTGCGATTATTCAAATAAAACAATAGTCGTTGCAATTTTTGAAAAAAGTGTTGATTCTGTGGATAACATTGAATCGGTTCAAAAAAGTGTGCTTAGGCATGAGATTATGCACGCTTTCTTATATGAAAGTGGTTTAGATGGGCAGTCTTGCAACGTAGATTGTTGGGCAAAAAATGAAGAAATGATTGACTGGTTTGCTTTACAGTCTAAAAAGATTTTCAAAGCTTTTAAAAAAGTAGGGGCATTATAGACAGGGGGATACGATGTATAACGATACAATCACACTTTTCAATAGGTATGAAAGTAAATTAGGAGATACATGGTATCCCTCTATTTTGCATAATACGAACCTAAACATGGATAAAGCAAGCATCGTTGCAAAGTACGGTTCTGACTCACAGGACAATGCTGTATTAAACGTGCAGTATAGCCTAAAAAGTGGTCAAAAAATGGTAGGTAGTAAATTATGGCTACCGCCTAAAGAATGGCTTAAACAGACAAATGATAAGCTGTCACAGACACTTACGTTTAGTTCTAAGGCGAATAGTTTTGATTTCTTTATCGTTGGCGAATGGGAGAATGAAGAACCGATTGCAGAGGATGATTATATTGACGGATTCTATGAAGAAATGAAACTTAAGTATGATTATGTCTTTGCAATAACTGGAAGTGCCTTTTACGACATAATCCCGCATTTTGAAGTAATGGCTAAGTAGGTGGTTATATATGGCTAAGAAGAAATTAGGAAATGTTAATGTGAATACACAGAACATGAGAGCTAATATCAGTCTGGCGAGATTCGATGAACAAATACAAAGTGCTCAATATTGGTTAGATAGTCAAGTTATGACTGATATGGTCCCATATATGCCACATGAAACAGGTACATTCATTAACGTAACGAGAGCAAAAAGTGCTTCTCTTGCAGGTACTGGAATGGTATGTGCAGGTACTGGACCGATGGGACGTTTCTTGTACTATGGTAAAGGTATGGTTGATGAACTAACAGGTTCTCCATGGGCAAGAAAAGGTGCTAAGAAAGTATTAGTCACTGAATTTGCAGGACATACCAATGCAAAAGAAGACCTGTCCTATTCCAATCCAAAAGCAACTCCAAAATGGTTTGAAACAGCAAAGAAGAATCACGGCAAAGCATGGGTTACTCATGTTAAGAAGCAGGCAGGAGGAGGAAGTTGATGGCGGAAGAAAAGAAACCAGTCAAGTACGACATTGATGGTTTTGACGTGATCACAACAGCATTGCAAGAACTTGTAAATCAATTCCCAGAATTAAGAGAGGGAGACGAAATTGCATTTTCTACATTAGATGATGCAAGCGGAAAAGCAATGTTCCCAGTAAGCGGTGCAGTGATTGAATCAGAAAAAGAGAGTATCACTGGTCACGTCACACAGGTTTGTCTGTATCCATTTTGTGTGATCTACCGTATAAGCGGTGCTAATGCAAAACGTAAGGCAGACACGAAAGAGTGGTTGGATAACCTTGGTAAATGGTTGGAAAAGCAAACAATCACAATTAAAAACAACACATATAAACTAGAAGAATATCCAGTGTTGACAGGCAATCGAAAGTTTTTAACGATTGACAGACAGACACCTGCATATTTGGACAGTATAAACGAAAACAAGTCTGAGAATTGGGCTATCAATATTTCTGCCCGATATCAAAACGACTTTGATAGATAAATAAATTAACTATTAACTGGTCTACAACAGGATGTAGATCACTGACCTTGAAAAGATAAAGGAGAATCATAATGGCAGTTACAACAGGTAAAATTGACCGTAAGTATATGGCTCATTTCTTAGATGCAGGCTCTTTGTGCGGTGGTAAAACACCATCCTATGAACGTCTTGGAAAAGACTTAGAAGAGTACAATGTCGAACTTAATCCCGATACAGAAACAAGTAAAAATATTATCGGAGAATCTACATTCAAACACAACGGATATGAGGTTTCCTCAGAAGCCGACCCTTATTATGCAGAAGCTGACAGCACATTAAGCCAGAAGTTGCAGGAGATCATTGATAATCGTTACAAAGACGATAATCTGAAAACTACCGCAGTAGAAGTACACCTATGGAAAGAAGCATCAAGCGGAGCTTATGAAGCATACGCAGAAGATTGTTATATTGTTCCAACATCCTACGGTGGAGACACAAGTGGTTACCAGATTCCTTTCACAGTTAACTACGCAGGAAACCGCAGAAAAGGTACTTACAACGTAACATCTGGAACATTTTCAGAAAGTGCTACACAGGACTTAAAAGACAACAGCAAAGCAGTTTTATCATAACAAGGAGTGCAGGATATGGAAGAACTTAGACGAAAAGTCAAAACTGGGGCATTAAATGTAATTTTAACGAATGAAGATGATGAGGAAATCGGAAGATTCCCATTCAACCCAGTTGATTTAAATATCGTAAGAAGATACGAAGAAGTTGTTGCTAATTTGGAAAAGATGGAACTTCCAGAGGATGCTACAGAGCAGGATATCTTAGAACTGTCTGACAAATTAGAGGGGCAGATTGATTACTTGCTTAACTCTAAAGCTTCTAAGTCTGTATTTGCTATTTGCAATCCACTAACTCTTACAGAAAGCGGAGATTTCTTCATCGAGAACATCATCGTGGAGATCGCAGATATTATTGAGCAGGTAACAGACCAGAGAATTAAGAAGAAACAGGCGAAAATTAAAAGGGCAACGTCTAAATATCACAAATAATGGAAGTTTGGGAACTTCCTACATCTATAGTAGTTGGTGGCATAGATTATGAAATACGCACAGATTTTCGTGCAGTTCTGGACATTTTAAAAACATTTAATGACCCAGACTTTGAGAACGATGAAAAGTGGATTGTTTGCCTTACCATTTTATACGTTGATTTTGGAAATATGCCACCACAAGACTATGAAGAAGCTATTGAAAAAGCCATCGAATTTATTGACATGGGTATCAAAGATGATGGGAAGAAACAACCTCATGTGATGGATTGGGAACATGATGCACCAGTTATCATTCCATCTGTTAACCGTGTACTTGGAAAAGAAATACGAGCTATGCAGTATTTACATTGGTGGACTTTTTTAGGAGCTTACATGGAAATTGGGGAGTCTTTGTTTTCGCAGATTCTTAGTGTTCGCATGAAGAAAGCCAAAAGAAAGAAACTGGAAGATTGGGAAAGAGAGTTCTATAAAGAAAATAAAACGCTTATTGACCTAGATGTTAAATATTCCGAAGAGGAATTAGAAGAACAGAAACGTTTGAACGATTTACTGAATGGGAAAGGGGCGTGATTGAATGGCTACACAAAAAGCGGATGGAAGTATTTATATCAAAACAGAAATTGATACGACCGAAGCAAAAGCAAGTGTAAAAGAAATTGCATCCCTTTTAAAACGTTTATCCAATCAAGTGAAAACCATTGGGAAATCAATGGAAAAAGCCATGAGTGGCAGTATAAAAGCACCAGATACAAAAGGTATGGATGTTGTCGAAGAAAAAGCAAAGACCGTGGCTAATGAACTGGAAAAGACCGCACAGGCAGAAAAGAAACTTGATAACATAGACATTAAAACAACAGCACTTGATACGTTAGATAAAGCAATAGAAAGCACAGGACAGAAGCTTGCAGAGTTAGAAAAAGCACAGATGGATATATTCAACAGAAATCAGAGTGCAACTTCTTCCCCTGCGTTTCAAGCAATGGAAAGTGCAGCGGCTAAACTAGATCAGCAATACGAAGAACTTCTTGCAAAGAAAAAGCAGTTAGAAGCACCAACAGCGAGTACAGACAGTGGTCTACCTAAAAATGCAAAACTTACAGGTGGAACAGGTCTTGCAAGTGAAGAGAGTGCAAAAGCATTACAGAAATTAAATGCAGAAATCACAGGTACAGAAACGAGTGTTGAATCCTTAAACACCGATTTAGGACAAACAACACAATTGCAGGATGAAATCAGCAATTCAAATATCAAGACAACAGCATATCAGATTCTTGAAGATTCCTTGCAACGCCTTGATACACAGTTTAAACAGGTAGCAACGGCACAGCAAGAAATCTTTGCAAGAAATCAGAATGCAACTTCTTCCCCTTCGTTTTTAGCATTGGAGAGTGCTGCGGAAAAACTCGGCAGACAATATGACGAATTACTAGCGAAGAAAAAACAGCTAGACAGCGGAACAACAACTGCACAACCAACAGAAAAAGTACGTACTGCACCGATTACAGGGAATTACGCAAAGACAGCATCAGAAGAAAGTGAGAAAGCCTTAAATGCATTAAATAAGGAAATATCTAAGACTGATGCAAAAGAAAGAAGCCTTGTTGGAACAAATGGAAAGCTAGGTTCATCTTACACCAATATTGGTAGCAAAGTAGCGGAAACAAACGGAAAATTAAGCAAAACAAGAATACTTGCAACACTTTTATCAAGTGGTATTGGCAAGCTTGGAAATGCATTAAAAAAAGTTGGTTCATCCGCTCTTAGTGTTGGAAAGAGAATTGGAAGTCTTGCAACAAGCTTCCTTAATACATCGCAAAGTGCTGATAATGCACGTTTTTCAGTTGGTCGAATGGTTGGTATGAGTATCTTATATTCGACCGTGTTTGGAATGATTGGTAAGGTCAATTCTGCGGTAGCAAGCGGTATGCAGAATCTAGCACAGTATTCCAATCGCACAAATGCAGCACTATCATCTTTGATGTCGGCACTGACACGATTAAAAAACAGTTTTGCAACGGCATTTAGTCCGATTCTTACAGCAATAGCTCCTGCATTAGTTACGTTGATTAACTTAATATCAAAAGCATTGACCTATGTAGGAATGTTTGTTGCAGCACTGACAGGGCAAAAGACATTTACAAAAGCCGTAGGGGTGCAACAAGACTATGCTGCATCCTTAGGAAGTACAGCATCGGCATCGAATGATGCAGCAAAAGCGAGCAAAAAAAACGCCAATGCCACAAAGAAAGCAAACAAAGAGAACCAGACATATCTATCTGGTCTTGATGAAATCAGACAGTTCCAGAAAAAGAACAAAGATGATTCTGACACAACACCTAGTACCGGCGGTGGCGTAGGTGGTGGAGGTGGTGGACTTAGTCCATCGGATATGTTTCAAGAAGTGCCAATTGCTAGTTCTATCAAAGGAATAGCAGATAAAATCCGAAAGTTGATTAAGGACGAAGATTGGGAAGGACTTGGAGCATATATCGCAAGCGGTATCAATAAAGGATTGCAAAAAATCTATGATGCTATCAATTGGAATAATATAGGGCCGAAGATAACGTATTTTGTAAATGCATTTACACGAACGTTCAATAGTCTTGTAGATCACATTGACTGGGATTTACTCGGACGAACTGTTGGTGCAGGTATTAATACACTTGTCAATACAATGAATCTCTTAATTGAGGGTATCGACTGGAAAAATCTTGGAACGAAATTTTCAGTAGGATTCCGTGGGTTAGTCAATGAGGTAAATTGGACCAACTTAGGAAATCTGCTTGGAAACAAATTTATGATTGCATGGAATATCTTTAACGGATTTGTTTCTGACATGTCAAGAAAAAGCAATCTTGGGTTGACTGGTTGGGAAGAACTTGGAACATCTCTAGGAAATCTTGTTAATGGAATCTTTGATAAAGTTAATTTCACAACAATTGCCGATACGTTAGTAAAAGGAATCAACGGAGCATTTGCAACGTTAGGAGCGTTTGTAAAGACAGTGGATTGGTCTGGAATTGCAAAGAACATCACTAATGGTCTTAATGCTATGATTCAAGGAATTGATTGGGCAACGGCAGGGCAGACGTTAAGTGATGCAGTGACAAGTCTGTTAGGTGTGTTTGCTAGTGTTGCACAAAACACCGATTGGAATGGACTTGGAAGAGGAATTGGAACATTCCTAAACAATATTGACTGGGGTACAATCTTTAGTCAAGTATTCACAATTATAACAAATGTTCTTGGCGGTTTGATTTCTGGTTTAGCAAGTACAACAGCAGGAAAATTAGCGTTAGCACTTGGTACAGCGATTGGAGCAATCAATTTGGCAGGAAGCTTTTCTAAAATGCTTACTGGAAAAAGCTTATTAGCGAATATCATATTAGCACTTGGAAAATCTGGTGGCGGTGGAATTATTGGAACAATCGCAAGTGGCCTTTCGACAGGATTAGTAGCTATATTTGGTGCAGAGGGAATACTTGCAACAACGTTAATACCTGCGATTGGTTCATTTGTATCTATGATAGGAACAGCATTAAGTGGCTTAGCTGCACTTTTCACTTTTCCGGCAGGAGTTATTGTTGCTGCGATAGTCGCAGGAGTTGCACTTATCGTATTAAACTGGGATAAGGTCAAAGCAGTCGCAGGAAAGGTTGCAGAATTTGCCAAAGGTGCATGGGAAAAATTAAAGAGTGGATTTGATACCGTTGCATCCGGCATAGGAAAAGCAGGAGAAACAATCAAAAAAGGTTGGGAATCTGTGAAAGAAAAAGCAGGAGATTTAAGAGATGGCATCAAAGAAAGAATAGAAAAATTACCAGAAAATGCTCAAACATGGGGACAAGGAATTGTCAACGGACTGCAAGAAAAGATTTCTGGCGGTATTGAAACTGTTAAATCAACAGCAAGTACATTAAGGCATGGGATTGAAGATAATGTAAGCGGTGTCGTTGAAAAGTTTAGACAGTTTGGAAATGACGCAATGTCAAAAATTAGAGATAATCTAAGTGGTCAGAATTTATCAACTGTTAAAGCGAAAGCGGAAGCAGTGAAAAATAGTGTGTCTGACGGATTCAAAGGAGTTATATCTAACTTTGGCACGCATGCAAGCGATGCCATGAAAAATGTCAAGAACACATTTGAAGAGAAGAAGCAAGGCGTTGTTGATAAAGTCGAAAATGTAAGAGACAAGATGGTTGGCGGGCTGAAAAAGCTAAAAAGTTTGATGGCAGGAAACTCTGACAGTCCAGTGAAAGAAGCTATCAGAAAGATGAAAACAGTTTTCTCAAACATGAACTGGGGAAGCGTTGGACTAAATGTTGTAAAGGGAATTGTTCAAGGTGTTGGAAACAATGCATACAGACTTGTAAATAAAATGATGGACCTTGCAAAAGAAGCATGGAACGCAGTAAAAGATTTCTTTGGAATCCATTCTCCATCACGACTTATGAGAGATACAGTAGGTAAGATGATTCCTGCGGGTATCACAGTAGGTTTGGAAAAAGCTTTTCCAGATACGATTGATACATTACTAGATCAGTCAAAGCAGTTGGCGAATGTACCATTTACAGCACCGTATGTAGCAAGTGGAGCGGTAATACCTGCGAAAGCATCCGCAGTGATCGCACAAAAGCAACACAGTACAGATAGCAACAACAATGACGTACTTAATCTACTAGAACAGCTATTATCTGTTATGAAGTCCTTAGAATCAGACAACAGCGGTAACAACGGTGGAGATTATCACTTCACAGCACAGATTAACCGCAGGACGTTGTTTGATGAATTTATCGAAGAAGCAAAACTAAGACAAATGAGTAATGGTAGAAATCCATTCAGCCTTGCGTAGAAAGGAGTAAAAAATGGCACAGGATTATATAAAAATCAATAATAAAAAAGTCTGGCAACCAGATTCAGACACAGCTGTAGCATTTGAAACTACCTATACGCAAGGTAGCACAAGGGCACAGTCTGGTAAAGGAAAGTTTACCCCGATGTTCACAGTAGAGCGATTTACATACAGTGCATCGGATGTGCCAATGTCTAAGGTTACGGAAATATTAGAAATGGTGGCACGTGGTAAATCTTTTGATTTACATTATTTTTCTGTATTTTACGGAGAGTGGAGAACAGCAAAGTTTTATGTCGGACAGGTATCGGACATTAAGATAAAAACACTTAAAAATAACCATGAAAAAGTATCAAGTATATCTTTCAATATGCAGGGGGTTAACCCGATATGATAAATGTAAGTGATGAATTTAAACAGCTAATGACAGAACGACAAGATTTTAAATGCAATGCAGAAGTAACGCTTGCGAATGGAACTGTACTGCCATTAGGAGAAGATGATTTTTCAATAGATAACAATAGTCTGGTCGATGCGGCAGGGGCTAACACCATTCCTTTAGGTGTTGCACTCAGCCGTAATGTCCAGTTAGAAATCATGAATGACGATGATCACTTATCCAATTATGACTTCTTTGGAGCAAAAATAAGACTGTATATAACATTTGAATTATCAGAGACAACAGAAAAAATTGAATACGGTACATTTACAGTTACACAGCCAGAGGGCTACGGAAACGTTGTAACTATTGTCGGATACGATGATATGTACAAAGCTGATAAGGCATACAGCACAACATTGACGTTCCCTGCGACAGCAAAGAGCGTGTTAATTGATAGTTGTGATACCTGCGGTATATTGATTGGAGACAGTAACTTTTTGCATAACGATTTCCAAATACCATCCATGCCATCAAGTGAGTATACACACCGACAGATTATAGGATTTATTGCAATGATTGCCTGCGGAAATGCAAGAATTGACCGCACAGGGCGATTACAGATAATGACCTATGATTTTGATTATGATAGTGAGGATATTCATAAATTGGTTGATTACAATAAACTGACAAGTGATACGAACGATGTGCAGGTAACAGGCGTGCGAATGACACAAAAGGTTACTACAACCGATGATGATGGCAATACAAGTGACACAGAAAAAACGGTACAAGTTGGTAAAGATGGTTATGTTTTATCTGTAGAGAACCCACTTGTAACAGGGCATGAAGAGACACTTATTTCGTGGATTTATGAAAAGTTTGGAAATGTGACTTTTAGAGCTTTTACTATGGACTATATATCTTATCCAATCGCTGAGTTTATGGACAAGATAAAGGTCACGGACTGGAAAGGGAAAAGCTTCTATTCAGTATTAACAGATGTAAACTTTATATTCTTTGGGTATACAACACTACAAAACAGTGCAGAATCTCCAATGAGAAATCAAAGCAATTACACGTCAAGCGAACAAAAAGCACTGATTCAAGGGAAAGAATTAGCTGAACGTGAAAAGACAAATCGTGAAAATGCAGTTAAAAAGTTAAATGATACATTAAAAAACAGTTCTGGCATGTATTCTACAGCAGAGAAACAACCAGACGGCTCTACAATTTATTACCTGCACGACAAGCCAACAATCGCAGAATCGCAGAATGTTATCAAGCTGTCAGCAGAAGCAATCGGTTTTAGTACAGACGGTGGTAAAACGTATCCATACGGTTTTACGATCACTGGGGAAATAATAACACGTTTGCTGTATACAGAGGGTATTGATGCAGATTATATCAATACTGGTGCGATCACTGTCAAAGATAGTGTAGGAAACATTATCTTTCAAGTTGATATGGATACCGGCAAGGTAGTTATCAGTGGAGACAATATTTCTATCGGTGGGAAGAAATTAACCGAAGAAATTGAGGATATAAAAAAGGCAGGAAATCTAATCCTTAAGATGGATAACGAATACCAAGGTGTTAGTGTAGATCACGATGGAAATTATGTTAAGTTTCCAAAAGTAACATTTACAGTACAGACATTTTGGGGGCAGACGGACGTAACAAAAGATACTACCTTTTCGTTTGCAAAATCTGATGGTGTAAACGGTACGTTTGATACATCTAGTAAAGTCTATACAGTGTCAAGTCTTACAACGGATACTGGATGGATAGATGTTACTGCAACATATATGACGTATACAGCGAAGAAACGTTTTAATATTGCAAAGATACGTGACGGTAGTCCGGGCAGAGTGTATTTGTTAGAACCATCCATAAATATTCTGAAAAAAGCACAGGACGGAAGTACAACACCAGATGAAATGACATTCAAGGCATATTACAGAGACGGTACAAACTTAGCAAAAGTTGAATATCAAGGAATCTTTGTAGTGGAAGAATCAAAAGATGGAAAGACATGGACTAAAACTTATGAAAGTTCAAACGTTGAAAGTTCATTGACGTATTCTTTCTATAATTGCTTAGAGGTCAAGACAGGCGATTATCTGACAACCAATGCAGGAAGTATGATTGTGGTCAGCAAACGTAGCATGAAAGATGTGTTGTATATACGATGCAGGTTGTATACAGCAGATAAAAAGACCGTACTTGACGAAGAATCAATACCGTTGGTTATGGACGTTGAAGCACTGACACACGAAGATATATTTAATCTGTTGACGAACAATGGAGAATGGCAAGGTATTTATCGTGGGTCTGACGGAAAACTGTATATAAATTTTACTTATGGAAGAGGTGGAGTGTTAAATTTAGGTGGGAAAGCTACCACATATGGAAACGGAGAACTGCATGTTTACAATATGTGGGATCAAGAAATTGTGACGGTAGACACTAGAGGGATTTTGGTGTCGAATTATTCCCTACAAATCGATAAAACTCCACAATCATATATATGCTTGCTGCCAGAATTATTCAATGATGGAATGTACGTTTCTGAAAGTAAGGACGGGGCAGGAAAAGCTTCAATAGTAAAACAAGATCGTATAAAAGTTAAAAATTCAGAAAACAGTGTTGACGCGCCATTTGACTGGAAATCAACAGAGACAAATATAGATTATGAAAGCATATTAATATCTCACGGATTAAACAGTACAGAAAAAGGTCAATTTCATGTAAGTATAGGAGAAAAAAAAGAATTTTTTGTTTCTGACTTGGATTCATCATTTTATGGAAATGTAGATATTTCTGGTGGAAATTTGTCTGTTTCTAAAGATTTTAGTTGTGCAGGGACGAAAAAGAGAATAGTTGATACTGAAAATTACGATATTCGTTCACAGTATTGCTATGAGACAGCAACTCCAATGTTTGGAGATATTGGAACGGCACAAACCGATGAAGCTGGAGAATGTTATATAAACATTGATGATATATTTGCAGAAACAGTAAACACAGGTGTTGAGTACCAAGTATTCTTGCAGAAAGAGGGAAAAGGCGACTTATGGGTAGAAGAAAAGACTGACAGTTACTTTGTTGTAAAAGGTACTGAAAATCTTAAGTTTTCATGGGAAATCAAAGCAATTCAGAGAGATTACGAATTTGAAAGACTTGAAAAATTCGACAACTCAGAGAAAGAAGAAGTAATTGACTACGAGAAAGAATACATGGAAGAAATCAACGATTTAATTAAAGAGCAGGAGGAAATATTAAATGAAACAGTTGAGTAGCTTTATGGTATTAAACATTGACGGTGGAGACAGAGTATCATACACATACAACGAGATTGACGATAGCACAGGCGAACCAATCAGTAGAAATAATAAGGGTAATTTCTATGTAGTTGACGATGAATTGAAAGTGCATATTGATGCTATTAGAAACTTTGTTAAAGATAACAAACTGAATGATTAAGGAGCGATATTATGGCAAAGATAAATGATTTACCACTGTTGTCTAATCCGACAGAAGATATGTACTGTTTGGTCGGGAAAGGAGATTTACAAAAAGTACCGTGGTCTGCGATTATGGGACAGATTGGAGCACCTTATATTGCAACCACTGTCGCAGGTATGACAGACAAAACAAGGGTCTATGTTTATCAAGGTAGTGAGTCTGGTTACACAAGTGGCAATTGGTATTACTGGAATGGGTCTGCATGGACTTCTGGTGGTACTTATAATTCGGCTGCGGTAGACACAGATAAAACACTTACACAATCAGATAAGCCTGCGGATTCGGCTGTAGTTGGAAAAGAAATTGGTTCACTAAAGGAATCTATAGATTATGAATCTACAATGCTAAAAAATGAATTGGATGATTTTATTGATAAATCAAATAACTTATTTAACAAGGAAAGTGTTTCAGATGGTTTTTACAGCGGTACTACTGGAAAATTATCTATAAATAGTGCGTATTGTTGCGTAATGATTCCATTTACTTGTAAGGACACTATAACTATAACAGGAACTAATTATGACCAGTGTTATTATGATTCTAATAAAACATTTATAGGATCATCAACACTGAAAGGAAAAGCACTTACTATAGATGGATCTACTGTTAGTGGTCGGAATCCGCAAACAAATGAAAAACTTAATAATAATAAGATACGCTACATAGGTATTAACATCGAAAAAAATGAGTACGATTTAAATAAATATATGATATGCCGTGGTGAATCTTTGAGCAACAGTTACGTAGAGTATGGAGTCAAAAAATTAAAAAAAGATGTAAAAATTGATTATACGCAAGTTGATGGCATTCCGTCTGTTACAAAGGTGTACACTGTAGGAAGTGATGGGGATTATACGTCTTTTACAGAATGTTTAAAAAAACTAAAAAATGTGCCTGGTGAAAAAATAATATATGTAAAAACAGGTGTATATGACATCTTTAAAGAACTTGGTGGAAGTGCTTATATTAATTCGCTTGATACAAGTAACTTAAATTGGAGAGACGTTCAACCGATAGTACCTATTAATACAGAAATAATAGGTCAAGGCAATGTAACATTAAAATTTACTCCAACAGCGGAAGAAATTAAGAGTAAAGATATAGCTTTTTTATTTTCGCCTTTGAATATAAGCTATGCTACAGAAATTGATAACATAAAAATTGAATGTACTAATTGTAGATATGCTATACACTTTGAAACAAACGGATTAACAGAATATGCAGATGGGAAAAGCCGTTTCAGAAATTTGATATGTCATAAAAAAAGTGGAACATTTGGAAATCCGCAGGTTTTTGGAAGCGGTGTAGGAAGAAGAAATCAATGGGAGTTTGATTCATGCACATTTATGTCTGATATGCCTAATATTTGGACAACACATACAAATACCTCTAAAGAAGATGACTCCTGCAATATTATATTTAATGATTGTATATTTGCTAATGATATAGAATCAGAAGCAACGAAAAAATGGGAATTAGTACAGTTTATCAGTGGAGGGGCAAAAATTGGACATAAATGTAAACATAATTATGTCCGAATGAATAATTGTTATATCGGAGGAAAGGTAGGATTGTCATACCAAGGAACAGAAACGGGGGAAAAACAACAATTCGATTTAACAATGCTTAAATGTGACACACAAGGTGTTAGTATTAGCGAAAAATTTGGAGAAAATCCATATATCCCTAAAATTTATTAGTTAACTAAAGCCTGCCTTAGTTGACAGTGGGTGCGAAGAATTAGCAACGGAATAAAAAACCCCCTACAGTTTGTAGGGGGAAAGTATAAAATTTGAAGATTAAGTATGAAAAAATCTTCAAATACATATTAACATAAATTTCCACAAAAAGAAAGGAGAAACTATGAATTTTAAATTAAGACTACAGAATAAAGCAACATTAATATCTATCGCAGGTTTAATCGTTAACACAATCTATCAGATTTTAGGACTTTTGGGAATTGTGCCATCAATATCAGAGGATATGGTTACACAGGGGATTGGAATATTACTTAATATTGTCTTTGCAGTAGGCATTATTACAGATCCAACAACACCGGGGGTAAAAGATAGTAAGCTTGCAAAGAACAAAACAGATATTGCAGAGGTAATCGAGTACAAAAAGGAGAACTAATATGGCAAATACGGTAGACAAGCTTCTTACAGTAGCCAAAGGAGAAGTCGGATACTTAGAGAAGAAAAGCAACAAGAATCTAAACAGCAAGACAAAAAACGCAGGTAGCAACAACTACACTAAGTATGGAGCATACTTTGGCATTAATGGTACCGATGCTTACTGGTGTGACATGTTCGTTGATTGGTGTATGGTGCAGGCATACGGCAGGGATGTAGCAAAAAATCTCTTACATGGATTTAGCGCATACACTCCAACATCAGCACAAAAATTTAAAGACAATGACCAGTGGCATAAAACACCACGGATTGGAGACCAGATTTTCTTCAAGAACTCTCAGAGAATCTGCCACACTGGGATTGTGTATGCAGTCACAGACGAGATGGTGTTCACAATCGAGGGCAACACCTCCAATGGAACAGCCGTTGTACCAAACGGTGGTGCTGTATGCAAGAAGTCTTATGCTTTAGGTAATAGTCGTATTGCAGGATACGGAAGACCTGCATATGATAAGGTATCAGTTAGCTATACGACAGTTAAAAAGACATCTTCTAAATCTGCAATCAAGTGGTTACAGAAAAAATTGAACGCAAATTGTACATACGCAAACGAACATCCATTAGCGATTGACGGAATCTGGAGAGCAAAGACAACGCAAGCCTTGAAGAAATACTGGAAACAGTTAGGATGGAACACGTCTGGAACATATGCAGGGAAGAAAACTTGCACGGCTTTGAAAAAAAATCGAAAAAAGTAGTTGCAATGTCGAAAATGATATGATATTATAAACAACGTTGAAGCGAGAATGTTCCATTTTCGTTCCAAGTAAAATTGAGAACAATAGAGTTTATGCGGTTTAACATAGATTTGATTCCTTGACTTTTAATCAAGTTGTCCGGGGTTCGAATCCCCGCACGCTCACTATAAAAAAGCACGGTTGCCAAATGGCTAAATACCGTGCTTTTCTTGTATTTATGCGGTTTTTAAGGATATGACTTATCTAAAAATCATACCCTTAAAAGTAACCGAAAGTAACTTGAAGTTTAGGGAAGTATTTGTTCCATACGTGTTCCATGTTCCATTTTTGTTCCAGAAACATTCTTAAAAAGCCATGATAATAAATCTCTGAGTTGTTCCATTTTTTGTTCCACTGGTTGTTCCATTTTTTGTTCCAAATCTACGAAACTTAATGCATTATTTACAGCAGACACTTTATCTTCTTTTTCCATCATGATATGGTTGTATACTTTCATTACAACTTCTTCTGAATCTCCAACTAATTTAGCAACCATCTTGATACTGATAAGTGGAATCTGGTAGCATAAACAAGAACAATAATTATGTCTGAAAACATGGCTTGTCAATCCCTCGATGATACTAGGGCTGACTGCCTGCATAGCTTTTAATATTCTGTCAAACATTCTTCGAAAACCAGATTTTGTCATAGGTTTGTAGTTTTGGTTTACAAAAAGATATTTTCTTTTGTCTTTCCTCAGCATAGATATATAGTCGGCTATATAATCAAATACACTGTTAGGAATTGGAAGTATTCTTTCTCCGTTAGTTATATTTTTTACCGTTTTTACAAAAGGAATATTATCTGATATGTCGTGAGATTTAGTGATAGATACTGTATGGGCTTCTAAGTCGAAGTCACTTTCTGTTAGTGCTAGAGCTTCTCCACGCCTTAATCCACAGCCGTAAAGGATGTAGGCATACAATTTATCCATTGGTTTAAAATCTGCCGTAAAAACGGCTCTCTGTTCGTCTGGTGTCAAAGCACGTTGTTCTTCTGCTTTATATTTGATTCCCTCAAAATCGTCAAAAATGTCTGCGAATGTTTGAGCGGAGAAAATACGATCACGTACAGCACTACGCAATATTTGCTTAAACGTCATAGCAATCTGCTGTTGAGTTCGTGGATGCCCTGTAGCATGGTTTAATAGCAATTGGAAATGTTTTCGCTCAATGTCTTGCAATTTGGTATAAGCTATCGGAATAAAATGTACGTTGATAATGTTTTCATACATTTTGTTTGTATTATTAGCACGACTAAATTCTTTGTATAAATGTCTCCATTGTACAGCATATTCAATAAATAATATGTCAGTTTCAATGATTCCACGACGTTCATCCCTTAATCGTTCAAATTCTTTTACTTTCTTTTCAAGGTCCTTAGAGCTTTTTGGAGATCGCAGGTGTTTATATTTTTTTTTACCGTTATCCTTGTATGTGCCATCCCACACGTTGGTAGAATAGTAACCATCTTTTCCTTTTCTAAATTTAGCTGTTGCC